CGGATAATCGGAGTGACCCGCCAGCGCGCACACGCGTTCCCCAAGATAGACTCCTTCCCCAAGCCCGTGATCGAAACCGCACAGGGGCCCCTGTATTCGGAGGCTGCGGTCAGAACATGGGCCGAAACGCGGGACGCCAGACCCGGACGGCCGAAAATAAACGCCTGACAAGAAAAGCGCCCCGCCAGTCTTCCGCAACGGAGGCCGGCGGGGCGCTTTTGCGTTCCGGGACAACGGTTTACGCCGCATATTCTTGCCCACATTTTGCCCACATTTTTCCGGTAAACCCCTCCAAAACGAGGTAAACGCCGGTAAATAGAAAAGCCGCTCAGTCCTACTCCCGTAAGGCAAAGCGGCTATTTCCCAATCTTCCCAAAAGTCGGACCAGCGGGATTTGAACCCGCGACCCCTTGCTGGTTTGAAGGGTTGATTCGCTAGTTTTCGCAAGCTTCGTTAGGTGCATTTTCGTTGCAATGAAGCCGTTTTAGTGACGTTCGTGAGATTCGTTGATTGCCGCTAATTTCGCCATTCTCCGCGGTCATTGTGTCCCGGTTGTGTCCACCATGACGCGGGTGTTCCCCAGTCGAATGAGACGAAATGACTGAGGAACAGCGTTGCACCAATCAATTTGTCCGATTCTCTCCTATGACTCTTGAAGCGGGGCATGTTGGCTTACCTACCATCCTTGTGTTCGCTTTCGTCGAGCGGGATTAGAGTAATGTGCGAGAAATCTATTACATCGCCGAAGAATACTTGTGATTCGTATTCCCGGACCTTGGCAGTGGATGTGACAATTTTCTTAGCCACCATGCCATTGACTCCATCCATAGGCAGCAACCTGTATTCTCCGGTTTTCTCGGAAATAGTTTTGCAGCCAGAGACGTTTGCGTACCACTGATAGTGTCCAAGGAAGACTTTCCGCTTTCCCACATAGGCATTCAGACGGCTGACTCCATGAATGCAAGAAGGGAAACTCACCTTGCGTATCGACATGCCTGAATTAAGGGTGAAGGATAGTCCGTCCCACTTGTGGAAGATATAAGCGTCCTTATGTTCCAACAGAGCCAGAGCGATAATGTCATTCTGGATGTCGAAGTCTCTGATTTCTTTGAACTCCGGGAACAAGATCTCTGACGAGGAACGCCGTTGAAGATCACTGTACAGCTGGGCAATTTCTTGCAGCTGCGCAAAGTCGGGAAGCTCATTAGTCGGCAAGTTGTCAATAGACAGGAAGGCTTCACCGTCAGGCGAGTGAAGGTTGAACTCCGATCCCTGCGACAGCTCTTGGCAAACGGTTATGGCGTCTTTGACCTTATCAACGGGCTTGCCCACTATATTTTTGATGGTGAAATTCATCTTGACTGTTGTGGTCGCATCACCATCAAAAATAAGCTGGACTCGAAGGCACTTGCTTTCATCCTCGCCAGTCCATTGAGCACCACCTTCAATTCCGTGAGTTCGCTCAACCTGTTTAAGCGACACGGAAGCAGAAGGCGAAGTCAGGATAAGCTCTAATTCATTCCCCTCATTCTGCGGGAGAATGAACGCCCGGCAGGATTGTATCTGCGTATCGGGCAACGCGCTCTTCAGAAATGGGATATTGCTGACATCCGCAAGACGAACAGGGAAATCAGCAAGTGAGGTGCCGTATTTCTTGAACGACTCAAGCTGCTCACGTTGCTCTTGGTTCTGCGGCACGAACTGCACGGGGAAGGTTATTTTCGCGAATGACGTCGCTTCCTTGTACTTGGCGATTACATCAACAGTGATTGACGACCCATCGGGCCTCTTTTCCAAAAAAGAGAAAACGAGGTTCGGTCTCGTAATGAAATACGAATGCTCGTCGAACTTGCTGGCGATGTTCACGGTATAGGCATAGTTGGGATCACGACTTTCCAGCATGCCACAAATCGAGTGAAGTTTCGACAGTAACGCTTTATCATCATGCAGATCGTCCACGCGAGCGGCCTCGATAAATGTATGGACCAGTCGCTCCACTTCGCGTATGCCGTTACCAAGGAAATAGTCATAGACTTCAGGCATATCGGTAGCCCAAGATTGGATGTTGGATAGTCCGACCCAATCACAGTGATATGACAGTTCCTTCGTTATTTCCTTGAACCACTTCAGATTCTGCGGAGTCGGGTCCAAGGGCAGGACCAGATACCAGTTCGCCACCTTATAGCCGGTTTCCCGGATATAGTTGTTCAACGATTTCAGCGATTTCTTAATCTGACTCTTCTGGCTTGTTTTAAGAGTATGGGCGAACTTCTTCACCTGATAAACGTCATAGGTGCCATCTTCGTTCCTCACCTGAAGATCTATCCCATTGTCGCCGGATGAAGGGCGAACGCGGTTTGCCTCAGGACGCTGCTTACAAATGAATACAGCAAGCAGCGTCTCCATATCCTCGCCGGACAGATTCCCCCATGGAATAGGATCTACCATTTCGCCCTTTCGCTTATGATGGTGAGACCGACGGGTCTCACATCTCCTCGAACTCTTGCGCCGGGATGGCGGTGTCGAACAGGCCGACCTGCGTATCCTGCTGGTGCTTGTCGATGCCGGCGTACGAGAGGCTGTCGTCCTCGTAGCGCTTGAACTTGTACACGGCGTCGTTCATACGCGCCGGGTTGAACACGTTCAGGCTCAGCAGCAGCTCGAAATCGTCCTTGGTCAGGCCCGTGACCTTCTTGAACAGTTCCGGCTCCAGCTTCGTGATGACGTCCTTCAACGTCTGCTCGCGGTAGTCGGTCAGGTACATGAAGATCGGGATGCGAGTGGCGAACTTGATGAGCTTCTCCTGCACCTGCTTGCGAAGGCTCTTGGTCTCCTTCTCCGCGTCGCGCAGCTCCTTCTTCTCCTCCTTGGAGGGCTTCTCGTCCTTGCTCTTCATCTCCTTGATCTGCTCGGACTTGTTGATGATCTTCTCCAAGTCGTCGTTGAGCTTACGGAAGCCCTCGATGCTCATAAGCGCGTCCATGGCACGCTGATTGTTCATCAGTTTGCGCAGGGTCAGGTCGTCCACGTTCACGAGCAGCGCGCTCTCCCAACGCTTCGCCAACAGGGTGGCCGAAGTGCCGGAGGACGCGATGTCGAGCACGTCGGTGGCATTGACCTGCTTCATGCTGCTGCCGTCATAGGCCAGCACCGGCAGGAAGTGGATGAACTCGCCCACGCTCTGCTCCGGCGAAATGGTCTGATCTGGATGCAGCGAGCAGCTGTAGTCAGCGATCTGCCGCAAAGCTCGCGTCGGCGCGAAATCGAACACGTAGCACTCGCGCTTGAGGATCGCGGTCTCGTTGGGGTGAAGTCCGTCGGGGTTGTCGATGGTCCACGGCGACTGCACGCGGAACGCCGCCTGGAAATACGTCTCCGGGCTCTTGAGGTTGCGCAGCATGAGGATGCCGGTCCACGGCTTGACGGTCACGCCCGTGGTCAGCTTGCCACACGACAGGGTTATGGTCTTCGACTCCAACGGATCCGCCATCGACTCACGCACCGGGCCCAACGCATCAAGGCCGATGCCTGCGGCGGTGCCGGCGCACACGTTCACCGTGTAGTCGTGATAGAACACGTTCTGCCGCTGCGCCAGCATGTTCGCCATCGCATAGCACGAAGCGACCGAGGGCATGAACCAGAACGTGTGCGTCAGGATGTTCTTCAACCGGGAGTCCGAGTACGGCATGGGCGGCTTCTTCGCGCCCATCTTGAGCATGTCCACCGTGGTTTCAGCGAAACCGCCGCGCAGCAGATCAAGCCACTTCTGCACCTCGCTGGGATGCTTGAACTCGGCATCCTTCCCGTCGCCCTTCGCGGCGAAGAACTCGTTCAGATCGAACTCATCGAACTCGCCGCCCGACGCGATCTCGCGGATCTGATCGGGCATCTGATAGGTCATCAGCACCATGCGCGGCAGCGACTCGTAAGGGTTCCTGCCGTCCGCCGGCTTCCAGCGTTCCTTGGCCCGCTGCTCGTCGGAGTACGTCCAGTTGAAGATCTGCTCTTCGATGAACTCGCCGTTGGCGATAGCGCGGAACGGCGTGCCCGACAGGAACAGGTACGCGCCCGTGGTGATGGGCAGGAAGTCGGTGTCGCCCTGCTCGAAGCTCTCGTCGATGATCTGCGCGACCGAGTTCATGTTGTCGTTCTGCTCGCGCTTGTCCTCCTCCTCGAAGAGTTCGCGCGCGCTGTCTCGCCAGGCGCCGAAGTGATACTCGTCGAAGATGACCAGATCCCAGTTGACCTCGTGCACCCACTCGTTACGGGCTTTGATGCCGCCGGACTCGTTCTTACCCAAGTAGTCCTGGAACGAACCGAAGCACACGATGGGACGGCTCTTGTCCGCGTGCTCGTAGTCGAGCTCAGTCTCACGGGAGATGAACTGCCAGCCGGCGAAGTCCTTGTGAGATTCCAGATCCTCACGCCATGAGTTCTCCACGGCCGGCTTGAACGTCAGCACGAGCACACGCTTGTAGCCCTGCGCCTTGGCGAACTCATAACTGGTGAACGTCTTGCCGAAGCGCATCTTCGCATTCCACAGGAAACGCGGCGGAACCCCCGGATTGTCCTTCTCGAACCGGGTAAAGAACGCCTGCGTCTTCTCCACAGCCGCACGCTGCTCCGGCCTCATGCCGAAGCTCTGCGTGCGCTGCGTCATCGAATCACGACGTTCGCGCACTGCCGCGATGGCGTTCTTCACGTCCTTGACCGTGCAGCGGTACCACTCGCCGAACTCGCAGGGGAATTGCTGGGCAAGCATCTTGTGTACGGCGTTGTCATCGAAGGCGGACCCGTCGTCACGCATCGCGCTTTCCTCCAGCACGATCCTGTAGCTGACATGGGCCGTGCCCACCTGTTCCTTGACACGAGTGGGTACATCACGTCCGGTATATCCGACCTTCAATAGCCCCTTATGAGTCGGAGCATCAATCGTGTAGGCATAGATGGTCGGAGTGATGTCGGGACGCTGCGGGAAGAAGTTATCAGGCATTGTTGGCTCCGTTCATCGGGCGGATGCAACTGGCGATGAAGTCCTGCTCTTCCTGAGTGATGCCATACTTCTCGTACAGCTTTTCGTCAGTCCACTCCTCTTTGCAGTCCTGAATCGGCACGAAGGCGAACCGGTCCTTTGTAATGTCCTGAGAGACCATGAATTGAGAAACAAGGAATCGGAAGAAGCGAGTCTCCATGTACTCCTTCAAGTGCAAGGCTTCTTCTTCTGTATCGAAGGCGCCAGCGACGAGATATGTCTCGGTACATACAACGTTTGGCTGCAGGATGTTGATCTTGGTGAAGACCTTCCTCATGCCGTTTTTGTCAGGACTGCCGGCATGATCGTAAGCCGTCTTAGCACAAATGACTTTGTACTTCTTGATCCACTCGCGGCCATTGGTGACTTCAGTGCTGGGGAACTTGCCTTCGCCATTCTGCCAATACAGGATAATGTCGCCTTTTTGCCGTGGCCGCACGTTGGTTGCAAGCCCGAACGGTTTACGACTGGATACTTGCGTGTTCATGGTTGGTTCGTGTTTGGCAAGCACCTTGCGGATGATCGGTACGGCACGGCTGTTGCGCACGAAGATGCTGAACTCGTCGAGGTCACGGACGCTGCGGTACTTCTCGCCGTTGATGACACTGGTGACGGCACACTGTCCGGGATTGTCTCGATCCCAAAGGAAATAGCAGACACCGCCGGCAAGATCCACGCCGGGGAAGCATTCGTTGGCGTTCTCGAAATCGACGATGCGGCGGAGGCGCTTGTCCGCAAGCATGTTCGCGCGGAACTCGTTCAGGCCCTTGCCTCCGCCGAACCATCGGGAGGGGATAATCATCGAGATGTAGCGTGGATTCATCTTTTCGGCCTGCTCCACGAACTTCTGGTAGATGGGGGCAGCGCTCTTGCCGAAACCGCCGTCGCTGAGCTGGTAGGGCGGGTTGCCGACGATGACATCGAACTGCATGTTGTTGAAGATCCTCTCCGGGTGGAAGGTGTGAATGAACTCGTACGTGTAGCTTTCCAGCTCGCTGCTGCGGTCGTACTGCTGCTTGGCAGCTCCGCAGTAAACGCAGTTCTTGCCATCCCAAGTGTGCTCGATGGCCTTGTAACGGATATGCCCGTCCGGGTCGTCGAACAGCGAGTCGATGGAGTATTTGCCGTTGGCCTTCTTCGAGCAGTACAGGGTGCGGCGCGACAGCAGCGCGGTCAGCTCGGTGATGGCGATGCCCCACACCTGATAGTTCAGGATGTGGTTGATGCGTTCCTGCAAGTCCGGGAACTCCGGCTCCAAACCAATCAGCAGACGTCGGGTGATCTCGCGCAGGAACACGCCGGTCTTGGTGAACGGATCAAGGAATGTGACCGAACTATCCGTCCAGATCTCCTCTGGCAGTAGATCGAGCACCCTGTTCGCAAGCTGCGGCGGAGTGAACACCTCATCGTTCGACAGGTTCGCCAGACATGACAGCACGTCCGGGTTGTACGACTTCTCGCCGAAATTCAGTCGGCTACTCATACTTGGCCACCTCCAGGAAACTCGTCAGAGGGTACTCCTTGATGGGCTTGGGGATGATCTTGCCCATCTCGTCCTCGTCGATTTCGTCCAGCATGTCGAATGTCGGCTCCTGTGTCGAAACGTTCAGCAACGCGGCGAACGTGAAGTCACGGCGCTTGACCTTGCTACCCATCACCAGCGACCACTCGGGGAACACAATCGGTTCACCCTTGCTGTCGGTCAGGGTCAGCGCGTCACCGCACAGGACGTTCTTCGAGAGCAGATACCGGATGGAATCCAGCACTTCGGAACGGCAGTCGGTCTTGAAGCGCCGCTCGTACTCGGCCTTCACGATGCCGAACAGTCGCTCGCGGCATTCCTCCACATTGTCCGCCATGATGTCCACGCCGTAGATGGAAGACACGGCCACGAACGCGTACCGCTCGTACTCCAGCTGGCTCTTGCCGTAGCGTTCGCCGACCACGGCGAGCTTGCGGCGCAGGACTTCGGACAGGAAGTTGCCGTCGCCGCACGCGGGTTCGAGGAAGCGGCTGTCGATGCGTTCGGTCTCCTGTTTGACCATATCGAGCATGGCGTTGACCTCACGCTCGTTGGTGAAGACCTCGCCGTGCTCCTCGACGCGCTGTTTCGACTTGACCTGTGCTGCCACTGGAAACCTCCTTGAAGTTCCATACTACGGGCAAAACGGGATGTTTCAGGGAAATACAGAAAAAGCCGGCACCCGGCCGCCATAAGTGGCGACGGGTGCCGGCAATAGCGGTATCACGCTGCGGCGTTGTCTTTGCTGAGCTTGCCGCCGAACGCTTGGTTCACCAAGGTGTAGACGGCCTGTGCGACGCCGATGACGCCGGTGAGGACGATGCCCCAGCCGTAGCCATGGAAGCCGTTGGTGGCGGCGATGGCGATGACTCCGAGCAGGATGCTCACGCCGAGACTGGTCAGGCCCACGTAGTCGGCGGGAATGTACTTCTTGAACGCCTGCACAAGTGCGGGCGCGATGAGGGCGACGATGCCGGCGGCGAGGGTGGTCGCTGCGGAAATATCCATGAATCTTCTCCTTAGGTTGGTTTGAGTACAGAAGCGGCGGCCTCCGGCGCGATGCCGAAGGCCGCAGACGGACGGCACGCGTCTAGTAGCGCAGCTGCTGTCCGGGGTAGATCAGGTTCGGGTTCCTGAGGTTGTTAAGCTGTGCGACGCGCTGCCAGCCGGAAGCGCCGAAGATGCCGCTCAGCGTCTCGCCGCTTCTCACGACGTGGATCCGCGTACCGGTGCCAGCGCTCGCGGTCGGAGAGCTGTTGCCACGGTAGGTGACGGTCTGGCCGGGCCAAATGCGGTGAATGTTGCCGGACGGCACGCTCCACGCGGTCACGGGCCATAGTCCGGTTCGTGCGGCGATGCCGCTGATGGTGTCGCCGGAACGCACCACCACGCTGTACCCGTTGCCCGTGTTCGGCCGAGACGGCTGCGGTGCGGGCTGGGGCTGCGGCGTCGGTGCCGGAGTGACGGTGGTGTTGCCGGGGTTGGCGTACTTGTTCCACTGTGCGGTGGTGCCGCGGAAGTAGTTCAGATCCAGCGGGCCCGCATAACCTGCAATGCGGCCGTTGCTGGTGTACTGGCGCATTGCCTCGCCGTAACGCCCGTAGTTCCACGGTCGCGTCTGGTATCCGGTGGCGTTGTTGTTGGCATACTGTGCGACCCACAGTCCGCAGTGGCTGCGCACGTCGGCCGGGATCTGGTACAGGTAGGCGGCGGATGTGTAGACGAGCGGCCATACGCCGGTCCTCGCGTGCACCCTGTTGACGAAGACGCGCACCCAGTTGGAATCGCCCCACGCGGCGTTCTGATAGCCTTCCCAGTCGAGCACGAGGATCGCGCGGCCGATGTAGGGGCGCACGGTGTTCACGAAGTAATCGGCTTCCGCGGTGGCGTTGCCGCCGCCGGCGTAGTGGTAGAAGCCGAGGCTCTTGCCCCGCTGCTGCACGCAGCGCGCCTGACTGGTCATGTATCCGTTGGTGAAACCGGTGCCCTGCGTGGCCTTGACCACGGCGAAGTCGTAGTCGGCGGTGCACGTGACGGTCGGAGACTGCCAGCTGCTTACGTCGATGCCGCGCATGTCGGCCATCGCGCTGGGCGTGACGGTGAGCATGGCGAGCAGCAGCGCCACGGTCGCGAGTAGTCGGTGCTTGATCTTGGACATGCCTTTGTCCTCTCTTATGGGAAAGCCCCAGTGCGATTGGCGTCGCATGGGGCTTTCCGGTTTTGACTGATCGGTCTGTTCTGTTGTTCTTCAGTTATGTGGCGTGTGGTGTGGTTGGTAGTTCCAGTCATCGGTGTCGAGCCGGTGCCGGTAGTCGTCTTCGAGCTGCTGGCAACGCACGTGGCCGGGCCCGTTGCCGCCGCGCTCGATATAGGCCTTGCCGGCGTCGAGCTGATGCTCGTGCTGCATACGGCTCGTGGTCGGCAGAAACAGGGACTGCCGGTAGATCTCCAGTTCGAGCCGGCGGATGGTCGCGGACTCGGCTATCACCTGTTCAAGGTTCCTGCGCTGGTCGATGCGTCGCAGGAACCATGAGACGAACGCGGTAAAAGCACCGGAGCCAAGCACTGAACAAAAGATGGTGAGGCTGATGGCAATACCCGAGTTCATGTGCTCTTCCTATCGACGCCGGTAAGCATGAACGAAAAAGGCGGGGACAAAATCTGGTTATTACGATTCGTCGCACTGCATAAGTTGAAAGGCTTGAGCATGGTGGGGCTCGCCGGATCCGTGAATGCAATCGTCACCGTACCGCTGTCTCTGACACTGGTAATTTTGGGAACCGTCCAGATGGAAGATGCGCCGCTCTCGGAGGGAGATGCCAGACATTGGACCATCGGGCAACTGGAACGCAGGCTAGACGAGGAGCCAAAGACATATTCATCAGGTAGTACTTGAACGGTCACTTCGGAGATACTGAAGGATGAATACAACTCATTGGGGAATAGCGTGACCATAACGTCGTAATGGATTCCCCGACCTGGATACAGCAAAACCGAAGCCACCTCAAATGGCTCTTCGTAATAGCCTTTGCGAGAATAGAATCTTCCGCTTTCTTTCAAAGACAACGTTCCGTCCGCCCATACGTTGAAATCATCACCCGGCTTGACGATGCCCGCCTTATCGGCAGTTGCGATGCCGCCGGCATCACCGGGGTCGCCTTTGTCTCCCTTCTCGCCTTGCTTGCCGCGCGGCAGACCCAACGCGATGATGGTGTCGCCGTTCGCGTCCGTACTGGTGTTCACGGTCGGCGTCGCAGCATCGAGCGCCGTGGCGGTCACGCTGCTGATCTTGCTGCCACGTGGAATGCCGAGATTGAGCTGGCGCTTCAGTCCGATGCCGGTCAGAGCGCTTGTGGCATTCTTCGCCGGGGTGAGCGTGGTGACAGTGCCGATGTCGATGCTCGCTTCGGCGATCATCTGTTTAGCCTCGTCGATGGTGTCGTGAAGATCCTTGAGCGGATCCGCGATCTCAGGGGCCTTCGGATTCACACGCGCCGGTTCGACCATAACGGGAATGTTGCGGCTGGAGATGATGCCGCCGTCTGCGTCCTCGATGTCGATGCCGAGCACGGTGCGCTCGCCAGCGTCCTGCAGCAGAGAGCGCGGCACAGGCGCGGTGAAGCTGACACGGTACACGCCGGCGGGGTTGTCGGTGCCGGCGGTTTTGGTCATGTCGGTGAATCCGCCGCCACTGTTCGGATTGGTGGGATCCCGGTTCCATGTCAGTCGTGCTGATAGGCCGTTGAGGTCGTCCACGTCATTGCCGCCGTCGGTGATGTTGAACTTGAGGATGCGCCCGTCCAAGTCGCCTGCGTTGAGCCGGATCGGTGGCGCGTAGTCGTTGGCGAGGTCGAGCGTGGCTTCGATGGTGCGGTATTTCTCGATTTCATAGCGTGCCACGATGGCTCCTTACTCAATGGGTTCCGGTTCCTGTTTGACGAACGCGCCGTCCTTGAACGTCCATGTGCCCGAAGCGTCGGTGAGGCTGATGGCGTCGCCCAGGGTGATGGCGAGGTCTTCATAGTGGAAGGTGACGCCGCTGGTCGATTGCTGGATGGCTTGGGCATGGTTGGCGGTGATGATGGCCGCATCGTCCCACGTCTTAGCTTTCGCGTTCACGGTCGCCGCGGTCGCATCCCAGACAGGTTGCTTGGCGGCGAGGGTCGTACCGGTGTTGTCCCAGCTCGGGGCTTTCTGTTCGAGGGTCCCGGCTGCGGTATTCCATCTGCCGCTGTTGTCCACGACGGTCTGGGCTACCTGATCCCATTTGGATGCGTTCTGCGTGACCTGTTGGCTTGCGCTCTGCCATGTGGCGGTTCCGGCAATCACCCGGTCGAGCCGTTGCTCGGCGCTGCGACTGGATGCGGTGAAGCGTTCGATGATGTTGCCGACGGTGATGACCGTGAGTGCCGGTTCGAGCAGGTCCTCTTCCAGTTGGAGCACACGGCCGGCCAGTCTGAGGTCGGGCGTGAAGGTGGTGTCCACGAGCAGCACGCGGTCGCCCAATGCGACTCCGATGGTGTTCATGCCGGCTTGCGTGAAGGTGAGCACGTCGGCCTCGTAGCTGACGGTGGGCGTGCTGCGGCGTTTCAGCTCGGCTTTGGTCTCGGCGAGCAGCTGGGCCTTGTCCTCGCAGTCGCCGTTCTCGTAGATGCCTTCGGCCGGGTGGATCGCCGTGGTGGTGACTTCGGTGATGTTCACGTCGTCCACGTAGATGACGGCGGTGGGGTTCTCGATCCACAGGCGCACGGCGCTGCATAGCCGGTGGGTGGTGAACTGTCGTGTGGTCTTCGTCCATTGCCCGGTGTTCTTCACAGGGTCAAGGGTGATGGTGGAGGTCGGATACATGTTCACGTTCTGCGACACCTTCAGCGTGAGTGTGGAGCCAACGGGACCGTGCGTCCAGAGGGTGAGCTGATGTTCCTTGCCGCCCTTCACGTCGGTGTGGTCGCAAATCGCGGACGTGGCGCACGTGCTGGTGTCGGTGCCCATGCGCAGCATGACCTTGCCTTCATGCGGGGTGACGGCACCGTCCTTCTTCACGAGCGCGTCGAGGAACGCGGCGGTCGGGCTGAAGAGCCATCCGTCACCGTATTGCTTCTCGAATCCTCCACCCACGACGAGGTTCTTGCCCATGGTGCTCACATCCGGGCCGGGCAGTCCCCATAATGCGGTGGCTTCCGGGTCTTCGACGTAGGGCTTGCCGTTGTTGATGTCGCTGAAGTCGATGCGGCGTCCGTAGCCGCCGGTTTCGTTGCCGTCCTCGTCGGTGCTCGGCAGTCCTTTGCCGTATCCGTAGAGACGGGTTTTGACTCCGGTGGCATCCACGGTGCGGGTGATGCCTTTGAGGTCGTGCCCGTACTCGAAACGGCGCGGCGTCGCACTGGTCTGGTCGCCTTGTGCTTTGACGAGGCTGATGGCCCGGTCGGTGATTGTGGTGTGGTCGGCGTCCATGAGGTAGCTGGCCGTGATCTCCAGACCGAACGTGTCGGCGATGCTTTCAACGGCTTCCAGGGCGCTGATGTGGTAGAAGCTCAGGTCCGCGGTGCCGGTGCCTTCGACGGTGCCGACCGTCCAGCGTGTGCCTTCCAGTGCCTTGGTCAGGCATTGCGTGGCGGTGGCGCCGCGGTTGCGTTTGTCCTCGATGAATTTGTCGTCGAGTTCGTTGACGCTTCCTTTGCATACGAGGCTGGTGACGATGCGGGCTTCCTCGCGCCGGTGTTCCGGCGAGACGACGACGGCTTCCTGAAGTCGTCCGCGTGGATCCGTGAACACGAGTCGGTCGCCCTTGCCGATGCCGCTTTCGCCGATGGCGGTGACTTCCAACGTTCGGGTGCCGTCCACTCCGCTTGTCCATTTGGCCGAGGTGATGCCGGTCAGGTCGGGTTTGGGCTGGTCCCATCGGTCGAAGCACGCGAACCGCATGAGTGGTCTCCGTTCTCTAGAGCAGCCATCGCGGCGTGTAGGTGACGTGCTGCGTGTACTTCTTCACGTTGGTTTTCGGGCTTACGGTGCCGCTGAACGTGGCGGGGCCGGGCGGCACGGTGGGATAGTCGTCGTCGATGGCGATGGCCCTTGCCTCGCCTCGCCATGTGACGTTCCGGTTTTCGCAGTCGATGACGAGCGGGTGCGGGTCGTCCCAGAGGCCGGCGCCGGTGAGCGTGTTCGCCACACGCACCTGCACGCCGTTGGCGGTGAACGTGTGCGTGGTGGCGACCGGGGTCACGTCGTCCACTTTTTCATCGATGAGCTGGTGGAACACGGGCGGGGTCGGCCGGTTGCCGAGGATCCGCGCGTGCGTCGTCCTGTCGTCGAGATTCAGGTCGATGCGCTGCTCGGGCCCGTAGGCGTAGGGATCCGCATCCAAGGCGAGCGTGCAGGTGCTCCACTGGAGTGCGCCGCCGGCGTCATATCGGTCGGCCCATGCTCCGACGGCGAGCCGGCCCCGGTATTCGCCGAGGCTCGTCAGGCCGCCGATGCGGATGCTGCGGCCGTTGCGGCCGCCGATGAGAGCTTTGGCTTCCTCGATCTCCATGGGGTCGCCGGTCGCCGCCACGGTGATGGTGATCTCGCGGCGTTCCATCGCCGGATACCCGTGTGCGTCGTCCAAGGTCATGTCCCAGCCGCCGGAACGGCCGGGAGCGGATTGGAACGAGGTGACGGGCTTCGTCTCGCCGATGGTGATGCCGCCGGCCGTGGCGAACACGGCGTAGTCGGAGAGGTGTTGTCCGTCGATGGTGAGGCGGCTCTTGTCGAGCGCGAGGCCGCGTAGCCGGTTCGTGTTCATCACTAGTAGCCTCGTGCCTTCCTGTTGCCGAGCGCCTTGTCGATCGCGGGCGCGAGCTCGCCGGCCATCACCCCGCTGTCAAGCAGCAGCCGCATCGCCGGCATGGTCTGAAGCGCTTCGGCGACGGCGATGATGATGTCGTCCTTGGTCAGCGGCTTCACGATGTTGCCGGTATCGGTGCTGCGGCGGCTGGTGTCGTCGGCGACGGTTTGGATGCGGGTGGTGCGGGTCACGTCCGCATCGGTTTCCAGCTGGAACGGGTGGTCGCCGATCGTGGCGTCGAACGCGTTGTAGGCTTGCCCCGCGAGGTTGGTGGCGGCACGGCTGACGGTCTTGGTGCTCTCGATGATGCCGTTGGCCAGGCCGCGGCCGACCATGACGCCCACGGTGTCGCGCATGAGCTTGGACGGGGATGCGATGCCGAAGAAGCTTTTGACCGCGCTCCATGCGTTCTTCGCGAGTCCGACTATCGCGTCCTTGATGGCGCCGCCGGCGTTCATCAGGCCGTTCTTGATGCCTTCGATGACGTTGCGGCCAAGTCCGCCCCAGTCCACGTTCGTCAGTCCGTCCCAGATGGCCTTGATGATTTGCGGCAGGGCCGCGATGAGTTGCGGGATGGCCTTGATGACGCCGACCACGAGCTTGCCCAGCAGGGTCAGTCCGGTTTCGATGATGCGTGGCAGGTGCTTGCCGATGCCGTTGACGAATCCGCTGATGATCTGCGGCAGCGCGGCCACCAGTTGCGGTATCGCGTCGATGATGCCGGTGATGAACTTCAAGAGGAGTTCCACGCCGGTCGTCAGGATCTGCGGGAGCATGGCGAGGATGCCGTCCACGAACCCGGTGATGATCTTGGGCAATGCCTCGATGAGCTTGGGCAGCGCATTGAGGATGCCTTCGACGAACTTCGCCAGAAGGTTCAGACCGGAGTTGATGATCTTCGGCAGGTTGTCGATGATGCCCTGCACGAGTGTGAGGATCATCTCCAGCGCGATCGGCAGCAATGTGGGCAGGGCGTTGGCGATGCCGTCCACCAGCGAGGTGAGGATGTCCGCGGCGACGGTCAGGATCTGCGGCAGGTTCTGGGTGATGCCCTGCAATACCGAGGTGAGCAGCGTCAGGCCGGATTGCATGAGCGCCGGCAGCTGGGTCGTGACCCAGTTCTGGAACTCGGTGATGTAGCCGGGCAGTTTGACGGTCAGGAACTCGGTGACGTGCGTCTGCAACTGTCCGCCGAGGCTCTGGTTCAACGCGCCCAGGGCGACGACGAGCGCGCCGATGATGGCGGCGATGCCGAAGTATTTCAAAAAGTTGGCCGGGTTGAAGAAGTTCAGGAACATGGTCCCGATGCCGCTCAGCCCTGACTGTATCGGGCCGGCCAGCGTGCTGCCGAAGCCTTGGAACGCGGTGTCGAACGCCGATGTGACCGGTGAGAGGAATCCTCCGACCTTGGCGGCGAGGGCTTGGAACGGTGCGGCGATCTTCGAGCCGATGCCGCCGATGCCCTGTTGCAGGGGCACGTAGATCTTGCTGTCGAACATGCCGACGAGGGTCGAGCCCACGCCGCTCAGGCCACTCTTCACTCGGTTGGACATCATGCCGAAAATGCCGCCGAAGTTCGCATCCACGAGCCCCAAGGCGTTGCCCCAGCGGGTGCCGAGGTCGCTGAAGATTCCGCCCGCGCCGGACACGATGCCCTTGAGTTTGCCGAAGTTGCCTTTGACCGTGGAGACGAGCGCGCCCGCGCCGTCGCCGGCGAGGGTGAATACGTCGAGGATCTGCGGCGTGTACTGGCCTATCGCGGTGAATCCGGCGAACGCGCCCACCAACAGGCCCGCCTGTTCGGCGATGTCCTTGATGGTGATGCTACCGTCCGCGAGTCCGTCGGCGAATTTCTGGATCCACGGGGTGACGCGTTCCACGGCGCCGGCGAGCTTGCTGCCGAGCTGGTCGGCCAAGGGTTGTATGGCAGTGTTCACCTTGTCGATGGCCGGGGTGAGCACGTTGAACACGTCGCGCAACGCGTTTAGCGCGGGGGTCGCGGCCTTCTGGCCGAGACGGCTCAATGCGGCCTTGACGTTGGACAGCGCGCCGCTGAAGGTTTCGCCGGCCGCCAACGCTGCGCCGCCGAGGTACTTATCCATTGCGGTGGCGAATGTCTGGAAATCGACCTTGCCTTCCGACACCATGTCGGAGACGTCCTGCGTGGAGACGCCCAGCTGGTCGCTCAACGCCTGCAGGACGGGCACGCCACGCGAGGTGAGCTGGAGCATGTCGTCGCCTTGCAGCTTGCCGCGGGCCATGACGGACGTGAAGATCGCGCCCGCGTCACTGAAGCCCATGCCAGCGATCTGCGCGGTGTCGCCCACGGTCTTGAGGACCTTGGTGAGCTGTTCGCCCGGCTTGATGCCTGAGGCGACCGCGCTGGCGGCGACGGTGGCGGCTTCGTCGAGCCCGTAGGCGGTGCCCTTGACGGCCGCGTTCGCGTTCGCCATGATTTCCGCGATGGATTCCGCGCTGTGGCCGAGGCCCTTGAGCTTGGCCTGCGCGTTCTCGATGTTCAACGCTCTGGCGAAGCCGCCCTTGGCGGCCAATGCGGTGATGCCGCCGCCGATGGTGCTCAGGGCGCCGAGGCCGATTTTGCCGATGGTGGCGAAGCCCTTGCCGGATGCCTTGACGAGGCTGGTCGAAAGGTTGCCGCCGAGCTTCTGACCGGCGGGCTTGAGGCTGATGCCGCCGAGTTCGGCGGCGATCTTGTTCTGCGCGCCCTTCAACGTGGGGACGATGTTCACCCAGGCGGTCGCCAATGTGGCCAAGTTCGTCCCCTCTCCGTTGAAGGTGTGCGCTGTTCGGTTATGTGAGGGCCACGCGCGGCCGGTTGAGGTAGGCGCGCAACTGGGTCTTGCTCATGCCGGTCAGCTCCGGGTCGCGTCTGCGTGACGCGGTTTCGGCGGGTGCGGGCGTGGGTTTCGGCTTGCCGCGGTTCTTCTGACCGTCTTTGGTCTTGGCCCATACGAGCCAACGCAGCGAGTATTCGATGCTCCGCAGCCACCAGTCGGTCGGCGTCCATGCGTTGCGTTCGTCCAGTACTGCTGCGAGCCGGCTGCCGGCGGGCGCGTTGGCGGCGATGAGCCACACGTCACGCCACGTCAGCAGCGGCCCGCCGAGCCATCTGAGCCGGACACCGTTTCGGATGAGCTCGTATTCGAGCTCGTCCCTATGTGTGTCGATGAGCCATTGGACGGCGGCTAGTCTTTTGGGTTGCCCGTCCACGCGGTGATGAAGTCGTTGAGCTGCTGCGGATGCAGTTGGTCGAGCAGCGGATGCGCTTCCTCGGGGAAGAGCGTGTAGAAGCGTTCGATGTCGCCATTCGTGATGGCCCTGAGGTCGCCGATGGTCAGCGAGTCCGAGGTCTTGACCTTGTAGCGGGTCTTCGAGCCGGGGAACTGCACTTCCACGAAGTCGTCGCCCTTGGATTGGTAGTCGTTGATGATGATTGCCATGATTGCCGTGTCCTTCCATGCCGTGCCGTGTCAGTGGGAGTGGATCCGGTGGCGGCGGACACGGCATCGGCACCGCCACCGGACTGGGAACAATGGAAGGTCAGGCGGTCTTCGCGGCCGTCGTCTTCGTGGTGGTCTTGCGCTTCGTCGCGGCCTTGGTAGCGGCCTTGGCGAGTGTGGGCACTTCCGCATCGGACAGCGCTGCCGGTTCGTTCGCGGCCTCGTCGGCGGCGGTTTCTCCACCGGTGACGTAGGCGATGTACTCGTACGCGGTGTTGCCGTTCATGTCGGGGAACGCGTTGATGGTGGGCGTGTAGGTGATGGCCTCGCCGTCGGCATAGGTCACGTCGTCCACGTCGCCGGTCTTGCCGACCGGTACGACGATGCGCTTGACCCTGTTGCCCGTCATCGCGAACTCGAACACGTACACGAGCTCCGGCGGTTCGGCCGAATTGTGTTTGACGGTGATCTGGTCCTTGCCGCCCACGGTCTTGGTCTCCACGTTGTCGGGTCCGTAGGTCACGGCCAGGGTCTCCGGCGTGGTCTCCAACATGCCGAACTGGAAACTCTCCGCACGGCTTGTGGTCACACTGAGCACGCGGTCTCCGCCGAACGCGTTGATGTCCTCGCTGTCACGGTCGATGGTGTTCGTCACGCCATCCTCCGACAGGTAGCCGAGGTCGTGGAACTTGTCCGTGAGAGCGGTGGTAGCGTCGGTGGGCGGGGTCGCCTCACCTACCTTGCCGTACCATGCGCCGCCCGCGTAGCGTCCGCCGTCACCGTGCGGCTTGCCGACGGACACCATCTGAGCATTGGGTTTGCCCATAGTCGTTTTCTCCTTACGTGTGTTTGTGTACCGTCAGTTCGGCGGTGATCTGATAGCGTGGCGACCGTTCGTCGAGCGGATAGTTGAGCGTGGATTCGATGCGCACCCTCGCCACGGCCGGGATCCGCGTCGCCCGCTCCAGCAGCACCTTCACCCGTTGCGCGAGGAATGCCGCCTGCACGCGGCTTGTGTCCCAGCATTGGATGGCGAGCAATGGCCGGTCGGTGAACGGGGATTCATCGCCGCCCACGCGTTCGATGGTCACGAACTGTTCCGGCCGTTTCGCCGGCACATCCGTGGATACCGGGATGCCGGACAGTTCGGGTTGGTGGTTGAGGAACTGCACGAGTGTGGTTTCTATGCTCAACATGTTGTTCAATTCCTTCCGGCGTCGAGGGATTTCAACAACGTGTTGTGCTTGGCGTTCGACCGTTTCGCGTACCGGGTGGTGGCTCGCACGGCTCCGTGGGGACGGTCGGTCTTGATGACGTCGCCGACGTATCCCTTGGCGTTGTGCATTCGATTCGCCGCGGCCGTGATTGCCTCGGTGCGACGTTCGATGTCATTGCGCACACCCGCGCTGTTGAGCACGTCCAGCACGCCGGAACTGTGAAGCCTGACCTTGACCTTCGCCATGGTTCAACCTTCCGAATAGGTGGCTTCGACGCTCATGTTCCATGCGGTCGGCTTCATGCCGCCGTCGAGCGGTATGGGATGTCCGACCACGCAGTACGGGTGCGCTTCGTCGCCACGGATGATGATTCGGCACCCGTCAAGCGGGCCACCCGCATAGTCGCGTGGGAAACGGAACACGGCGTCCACGGTCATGCCGTCGGGCCGGGTGGAATCGTCGGCGTTCGCCGTGTTCGGTGAATCCACGAGCACGTTTTCGACGGTCTTGCGCTCCCATTCATAGACGGGGTTGTTGCCTTCGTCCACGCCCGATTGGATGCGGCGCAATACGGTGACGGTTTCGCCCTTCACCTGTTGCCTCCGCTCATGTCGAGGTGGAACGCTCGCGCCTTGCCGCCTCCCAATCGGGTCTTCTCAGCCTTGGTCAGGTAGAGGTCGCCCATGGGATTCGAGTAGGTGAACGATTCGCTGAAGCTGCCGGCGGTCTGCTGCGCGTTCGTCACGCCCAGCCGCTCGTCGCCCACGCTCATCTTGCGGATGACCATCGCGCACGCGATTGCGGTCAGCGTGCGTTCGGATGCCTGAGACCATCTGGGGCAGGTGTCCATGATGATCTGGGTGGCGTCCTCCAATAACGTGGCCGCGGTGTCGCGCTCCGGCCCGGTGAGCGTATGCCAGCGTTTCTCCACGTCCGCGTAGGTGGCGAACGGTTTGAACTCGTCGGCCATGCGCCCCGCCTTACTTGGCGATGACGCCGAACGTACGCAACGCGGCGAACGCCTTGTTCACCGCCGTCACGATCGCGGCGGCATCGGCGCCGGCGGCAAGATCCGCGATGGCCGCTGCCGCGGTGGGCTTGCCGGAGATGTTTGCCTATGTGGGAGCGGTCGGAATGGTGGGCTTGTTCGTCAGATCCGTGTAGGAACCCGTGAAGCTGGAGGTTCCCGCGCCGATGGCCTTGCGCGCGGTGGCCGCGTCCGTGGCGGCCATTACGGCCTTGCCGACCGTAGTCGCCCCGGACAGAGTGGAAGCGGTCGGCATCGTGGGAATGGTCGGCTTGCCGGTAAGGTCGCCGTACGCGCCACTGAAGTTGGACGTGCCCGCGCCGATGGCGGTGCGTGCCTCGGATGCGCTCAACACGCGCAACAGGGTCTTGCCGAGTGCAGTAGCGCCGCCCAGCGTATCCACATGCGCGGCAGCGGAACCGGTGAACGGCGTGCCATCCGGGTTAAGCAGTCTGACCGGCTCGGCGAGCACTGGCACTCCGTCGTCGCCGGTCTGAACGACAAGGGTCTTGACCGGGGCCACGCTCAACGCTTCACCGCCTTCGCACGCGTGCCGGCCACGGGGCTCGTGGCCTTGAGCACCGCGATGGCGGTCGGGTCGATGATCGCGTAGGAGAACACGGCCTCACTGCGGTAGGCGATCTGGTTGCTGCCGGCGAGGTCCACGCCGGTGTTGTCGGGGTCGCCGTACGGGATGACCTCGGCCGTGATCGGACGTACGAGACGCCATTTGATCGTGGAGAAGTCGCCCATGAACGCGAGCACGTCGGTGGAGCCGTTCACGTACTGGCCTTCCACGGTGGTGCTCGTGCACGCGCGGATGCCGTCCAGAGTGCCCGCGTTCAGGCTCAGCGGGATCTCCGGGAAGAGGCGCCCGCCGGTGTTGGAGACGCGCAGCTTGCGAAGCTCGTTCGCGAGCGTGCGGGACAGGGCCACGCCGTTGATGTTCACGCGCAGCAGCTGGTCGGTGAGCAGGTCGAGGTTGGCGAGCTGGTCGTCCGTGCCCTTGACCTGCGTGGCGATCTTCGCCAGCGCCTCGTAGCCGGTCATCGCCTCGCCGGAAGCGGGGTTCACGCCGTGGTAGATCACATAGTCGAGGGCTTCGCCCAACGCGGCGGCCTGATCGGCCTGAATCGCGTCGAGAATCTGGAGCTGGTTGTCCTCGTCGGCCCACTGGAGCTGCTTGCTGACGCGCGTGGTGCACTGGACCGTGAACCGCTTGCCTTCCTTCGGAGTGATCGGCTGCTCATAGCCGCTCTTCTTCGCGCCCTCGGCCACAACCTCGGCGCGCGCCTTGCCGGTGAACACGTTGTACTTGTCATCCATGAAGCCGAGCTTGTCCGCCGGGCTCAGCGTGGCGATCGTGCTGGTGTCGTGCGCCTTGCCCACCACCGCGAGGCTCACGGACGTGGGCAGCGTCACCTGATTGGTCTGCAAAACCATATGTTTCCTTAACTCTTAGGTTGATGCTTACTTGCCGCCGAACAGCTGTTTGAGCAGTCCGACGTTCGGATTCGCCGCAGCGTCCGGCGTGCCCGCCGGATCCGCGACCTTCGCTGCGGAAGGTTTGGTCTGCGCGGCCATGTAGGTCTTGATGGCCTGGGCGTGCGCGTTGATCTCCTCGGCCGTCTCGCCGCGCAGCAGATCGACCGGAACTCCGGTCTTCTTGGCGGCTTCGTCGCGCCATGTGAGCCGCTGCTGGGCGGTCTTCAGGTCGTTGAGCTCTTTCTCGGCGCGGGCAGCGCGGGCCTCCAGCTTCTGCGTCTCCGACAGCTGGGATTCCTTCAACGCGGCCAGCTCGTCGGCGGCCGACTTGTTCGCCTCGGCCTTGCCGCGCCAAGATTTCGACCGTTCGAGCTCCGCCTCGTATCGTGCCTTCCAGTCGATGTCTTCCGGCGGTGAACCCGACGAATCGTTTTCGGCGTTCGGGGCGCTGTTGTCTTCGGCCATGCGGCCTCCTTCCGCCCGAATCCGGGCATAAGAAAAGCCACCACGGAAAACCGTGATGGCATAATGTGCTAAATGATCGGAGAGGATTGAGATGGTTGACGTCGTGCCGGATGTGGAAGCCTTCCCCTTGTACAAGGAACTAAGGCCGTATTGCGATGCCCTTGACGAGGAGCTGCTATGGGGTTTGGACACGGGCTTCGAGGCCGGCGAATACTACTACGCGCTGAGCTGGCTAATCGCCGACGTCCTCGAACACGGGATCGATGTGCCACGTAACGTGTTGCTTAGGGCCTATCGCGTGTTGATGGACGAGGACAGCACCGAATACCGGCCGGCACTCGAAGAGTATCTTCATCGGAGAAACGGGCGCTGACTATTCGCCCTCAGTATCCCTGACGTCTTTGAAGTCGCGATAGTACATGTTGCCGGGGCCTGCGGGTGCGAACGGTGCGCTGAAGAGACGTTCGGCCTTGCCGGTCTTCTTGTTCACGAACCATGCGCAGTCATCGTCCTGAACGAAATCAGGGGCCATGGGAACGGCATAGTATTCGTTATCCTCGCCGCCTTCGGGACTGGTGGGCATGCCGTGTTCGAGTTTTTCGACGATGAGACGTGCCTGATGGTAGCTGGTGACTTTATCGGTCATGTTGTCCTCCTTGACTCGGTGGCGTGGATTCGGCCCAGTTGTCGTACTCGCTGGAGTGCTGCCGCCATGCGGTATCGTCGCGGTGGGTTCGCTGGAGTTTCCACTCGCTCCAGCTTCGCACGGTGTCGGGATCACCTACCCATGGTTTCGCATAGGCGGGCGCGCCCTTGAAGCTCGGCCGGCCGCCTTCGAGCAGCGAGTCGGTCGGCTGCATGTCGTCCACGCGCAGGAACCTGAGTTCGCCGTCCTTGATGTCGTCGGGATAATAGTCGGGGATCTTGCCGTTGGAATACCCGTACTGCCGGTAATCGCCGGGCTGGTAGTCGTACATCCTTAGGGATTTCCAGCCGCTGGGCGTCTCGATGATCTCGGCGTTCCAGATATGGGCGCCGCCGTTCTTCCATGGGCCGGCGACGAAGAAGCGGGTGCCGGGCGGGTATTCGCGCATCGCCTTGAGCGTCGCCTCGTTGGAGTACTTCCGGGTGAACTTGCGGTGGTTGCCGTTCGAGTCCACCCACATGTCGGCGATGTTCCAGTAGTAGCCGTCGGCCGAGTTCCGGTGGTTGCCGACCGCCTGCACGTCATAGCCACGCAATCGCAGTTCTGCGGCCTGGACGACGCGCTGGCAGTTGATGCCCCACGGGTTCTTCGAGAAGTTCGGCTTGTACCCGTTGTCGAGTTTCTTCTTCATCCACATGTCCCATAGCGGGTTCACCTCGTCGTGGGTGATCTCCTTAAGGGACGTGCGCGGCTTCATGGTCTTCAGCGCGCGGATCTTCTCGCCGGCCACGCCCTTGCAGCTCTTCTTCGCACCGGCTTCGATGAGCTTGTGACCTTGGCCCACCTTGTCGGGGTGCATGTGGCGCATGAGGTATGCAAGCGAGTTGACGTTGTTCGGGTCGTACGGCCCGTAGAAGCTCTGCCCGCGCTTGGGCTCACGGTAGGGTGCGATGTTCGCGAGCCCGGCCTTCAGGTCGGCGGGTATGACGCCGGTCTCCAGCGCGCGGCGGGCGGTCTCGTAGATTCGCAGGTATTCGTCGGGGTCGTAGCCTTCGATGCGGTTGCTGTCCTTGCCCCATTCGGGGATGATCTCGCATTTGCAGTTGCCGCCGTGGAAGGTGGTGCCGAAGTCGGCCGTATCCTCTGACGCGTACACGTAGCCGCGGGATGCGAGCATGATGCAGAACGCGCATGGCTGGCGTCCGTTCGGCACACGCGCGTACCGGGGCTTGTGCGGATCCCGGCGCGCGTTGCTGCGGATGGTCTGGCGGCAGGGGTTCTTGATCTCCCGGTCCATGAGGTTGTTCAGGTAGCGCAGCAGTTCGTCCGGGTTCGCCTTCTTTTCCGGTGAATCCCAGAGGACTCCGGCCTTCCAGCGGATGAGTTTTCTGATGGCCTCGTCGTTGTTGGGGTTCTCGACTTCGGCGGTGAACGCGTCGTCGAAGTGTTTGGCGTACACGCGTTCGTACCAGTCGGCTGCGGCAGTGCTGGATGCGTCGGCGTGCTTGTGGATGATGGCCGGCACGAGGTCGAGCAGAATGTCGCGCTGCTGCGCCGTCGGCAAGCCGCTGATTTCCCACCACAGTTCGCCGAGGTCAAGCCTCGCGAGTCTGACCGCCTCCTGTTGGCTCGTCCTCAGCTGGTTGAGATCCTTGGTCGTCACCGGCATTGGCGCTCCTTAGGATCATGTCCAACGTGTCACGCCCACGGTCACGCGACTGCTCCGAACGCAGCGAGCGAATCTCGCCGCCATCCAAACCGAGCCGGCGCAATCCGACTTCGCTGGTCGCATAGGATTGGTTGACCTGGCTGATCTTCACATACGCGTCGGCGCGCGCCCCGTCGCTGATCTCACGGGTAGGTGCCCATGCGGGTCGTACCTGTTTCAACTCGTCTGGCGGCTCCGTGAGCCCGTCCCTGAGACACACGGCCATGCGCGCGAGCTTGGTCAGCTGCATACCGAAGAGACGGTTCTGCCTGTCGGCGCGACGGGTGAGCTTGCGCTCGGCCGCGGCCATCGCCTCCGCAGATGACGGATTGTCCAACGTGATGCCGAGCGAGTCCACGGGCAGATCCGTGTCCGAAGCGACCACCAGCGCTATGGTCTTGAGCATGTCGGAATGCGGCTGCATCGACGCCTGACTGATCTGCTGGAGCGTGGGGTTGTCGCCGTCCTCGTCCTTGCTGATCGCGTTGATCGCGGAAACGAGCGAACTCCACGTGTCGGCGCTGAACGCGTCCTCGTCCATGCCGAGGAACCACAGCTTCGGTACGGCGTAGAACTCCGCGCTGGCCTCCATGCGCACGAGTGTTCTGAAGCCCATGTCGGTCAACGCCATCACGGGCCGTGTGATGCGCGAGCAGCCCAGCGGCTTCGACAGTTGCGGGTCGCTGATGAGGGGCACCACCGTCGGCTCGGGCCAGTAGGTCTCGTACCGTTCGGCGGTCCAACTGCCGTACAGGTCACGGGTGACTTGGTAGACGACGCCGGGAAGGAACACGTTGAACGCGGTGATGCGCCCCTTGCTCGTGGCGTCGTTGATGGTCAGCGCCGCCGCAAGCCGGTTGCGCCGACCGTCCCATATCGCCGCGGACCATTCGGCCGAACGCGGCGTCACCAATAGCTCGCCGGTATCGGGGTCGCTCGTCAAAGTGAGGAACGCGCAGCCATGCGTGTAGGCGGATACCACGGTCTGCGGTATCGCCAGTTCAAGGGCGTTCATGTCGGTGAGCTCGTCAAGCCCGTAACCATCCGTGCCGTTGGGGTAGGTCCAGCCGTCGAACACGGTCAGATCGGCCAATGAGCGGACGGCCTTGGCGGGCCAGCCGATGCACGCGCTCACGTTCGCCTTGATGCGGTCGGGAATCGAGATGCCGAAGTCCTTGAATCCTTCCTTCGCGCCGTAGTAGCCGGTGCGGATAAGGTTGCGCGGATACCGTTGCCGCCACACCTTCATCAACGCCCTGACCGTCGGCATGTCATCGTCGGCGACCCCGTTGATGCGGCTGGCGCCGAACGAAGTGACGTCCAATGGCCGTTTCAATGCGCTGGAGAAGATGCCTTCATCGGCCATATGGTTCACCTCATTACCCGTTGCTTGCGTCCCGGTTTGCGCCGGGTGATCCACGCGCCCTGCGTGGCGACGGTCACGGCCACCAAGGGACTGATGTCTATGTCGTTGCCGGTCTTGTTCCATCCGAACGCGCCGCTTCGCCCGATGGGCCTCGTGGTCACGTTCGCCACCGCCTTGCCCAGCTGCGGCTGGTCGCTGTCAGGCAAGTGGCGCAGCATCCCGGCCTGTATCAGGTCGAGCATCCTTCCGCACGCCTGACCCATCTCGTTCGCGGTCACGATCTTCACCGGCACATGCCGCGCCTTCAGCTCCGGCAGCAACACCATCGCAGGTGATTGAGCGTCGATCGCCACGCACGCGGTCCGCGCCCACCGGGCCTTGATCCAATCCGCCGCCCAAGCCACGCCGTCACGATGCGTGTCACGGTATTCCGCCAGTTCCACGTGCGCGGAACCATCCGGGTACTTCATGCACGCGCCGATGGCGAGCGCCGAACGGTCGGGCGGCATATCCAAGCCGAACGACATCACGCCGCCATCCATACGTTCCGTGACTTCGCCCTGTTTCCATAGTTCGGGGTTGATGACGCTCAGCGTCGTGGTTTCATCCCAGATGCCCAGGCCTTCGCGGCGGAATGAATCTTCGCCGAGGTTCTTCCTCATGCGCAGGATCGCGGTCTCGCCGGTACGCGCAGGATAGGAGGGATTCGCACGCCGCCATTGCTCGCGATCCTCGGGGTCTGCGTCACGGTCGGCGCTGAACTCCACATACAAGGTGTCGTCGCTCTCGCCATGCAGCGCGTCATGTCTTCGTGAGCTGAAGACCTCGCTGGGATCGCTCGGTTTCGGCGGGGTGCCCATGTAGATGATGAGCGGATTACGGGCGGCATTGGTGGCGGGGATCATGTCGTCCAGCGCGCGTTCGGAGAGGATCTGCGCCTCGTCGAACACCTCGATGTCCACGTTGTCGAAGCCGCGTCCGAACCCGTTCTCACGTGCGCCGAAGAGAATGCGCGAACCGTTCGTGAAGGCGATTTCCTGCTGCCCGTTCGCGCGTCTCGGTTCACCGTCAACGTAGCGGGCTATCGCGGGCTTCTTCGTCAGCGCGCACATGAACTTGAACGTCTCGTCGCTCGTGCGGCTCCGGTGCGCGGTCCACAAGACCTTCAACGGGTAGTCGCTGAGGATGCACAGCATGACGATCATCGTGCCGATGGTGAATGTCTTGCCCACCTGACGGCAAATCGAGATGACCACGCCGCCGATGCCGGCCGCATACAGGCCGCTGCGCTGTTTGCCCAACATGCAGCGGCCGAGCCCGTCCTGCCAGTCGTCGTACTCGATGCCGCACAACCGGGCCTGAGCCTTCACCCGCGGCCAGCCGGTAGAGACAATGCCCTTGGGCAGGACCACGTGCCGGGCTACGTCAGACAGCCTCCTCGTCGAACTCGGCATCCTCGACCTCCACCGCAACCGACGGCTTTCCTTCGCCGTCCCGGCCCTCCAGCCGCTCGATCTCCCGACTCACCTCAAGCAGACGCCTAGAAAGCGCCGCCAAGTCTCGCGGCGGCGTATCCAAGTCGAACACCGCCTGCTCAAGCCGCTTCAACGTGCGACGCAGCAAAGTCAGGTATTCGTCGCCGGTCGTGGTGTCGTCTGCCATGGTCGACCTCCTCATGTGCTGCGAGAAAGACGGTTTGGGAAAAATTTTCGGGGAGAGCGCGGCGCTATGACACTGGGGTGCGCCCGGCGTTGGCCGGCAGGGTACCTACCCCATAGGCCGGGCAGCGGCGTCACCATGTCGAGGTGCGGAACGGCACTGAAGTCGCTTTGATGCCGGCGTCTCCTCGCACGGCTTGTCTTGCCCATTCGATGCTCTTGTTGCTTCTCAGCTCGTTGCATGCGCGATGTGCCAGCTTGCAGTTCCTGAACTCGTACGGACTTCCGCCTTTGGATACCGGCAGCAGCTCGTCCACCTCGGCGCTCCACGGATCCCGTGCGGGCAATGTCTTGTCAACGGGTTTGCCGCAGATGTGGCATGTGTCGTAGGCGGCGAGGACGCGTCTGCGTATGGCCCGCCGGCGAGCGCCGTTGGCGTACCGGGGGTTGCCTCGTGGCTTGCCCATGGATCTCCGATGTGTGGGGTTGTGGATATGAGGAACCCCCACGGTGAAAGGAGGAAAGCCCGTGGGGGTGAATGACCTTTGTGGGGTCGTAAGTCTGGGGTTGCCTCTCGTGCTTCGAGTGATTGGCAACACTATCATTTTTCCTGCGTTTAGCGTTTTTCACAACCGGCGTAGCGTGGTACTAGATATTGCGGCCGGTCTTGTAACGGGGTGTATCGGATGGTTTGCAGTATCCGTTTCGCTGTGAATCCCGCCGTTCGTCTTGGTTTCCTCTTCTTCTGTAACGCCGTAACGGGTGTAACGGGTATTCCTATGGGGCGTGATGTTGGTGTGGGGTGTATCGATGCCGTTATACGTGTTACGCCGTTACACCCTGTGTGGGAACGTTGCGGTTCCAACGGTTTAGGGTGTAACGGCGTATTCGGGTTGTGGCGTTTCGGTCAGATGTAGCCTTTGGCGCTCCATTCGGCGTTGATCTTCTTGCGGCCTTCTCCGAAGAGGTGGTCGAAGAGAGCGTCGCCGGCTTCCTTCTCGTCGAGCACGCCCATTTCGTATTCGTCGAGGATGAGGCGTGCCGAGTGATTCCTGTATCTCGATGGGCATATGGTAGGCGCCTTCCGCTCCGTCACTGATCTGCATGGAGACGTTGAAGATTTCGAGGTCGCCGATGCCGTCGGGCATGGTGCCGTCCGGGTAGGAGACGACGATGTCCGTGCTTTCCGAACCGTCGAGTTCGCTGATTCGGCAGATGCCGGTGCCGTCCGCTTCCTCGATGTATTCACCCATGGTCGGTTCGCCGTTCTGAACGAACCGGCACATCCTGATGTGGTCTTCCATGACCATTCCTTTCCTTGCTTTGGAATTGTAGGCGTTATGCCGCCTGTTCGTATTCCTTGGGGTCCTTCTTGACCTCGGTCTTATCCTTCGCCTTGGTCTTGTGGCTTTCCCATGCCTGACTGACGGCGTGTGCCACGTTGTCGAGTCGGTCGGGCCATAGGGCGGCGTAGGTGTCGAGGGTCATGGTGGCGGTGGCGTGGCCGAGTTGTTTCTGGAGGGTCTTGACGTCGGCTCCGTTGGCGATGGCGATGCTCGCGTACGTGTGGCGCAGCGAGTGGATGGTTACGCCTTCGTCTTCCATGCCGAGGGCCTTGATGGCCTTGGTCCAGACGCGGGTACGCCAGTTGCCGTCATCGATGGCGCCGCCGCGAGGGGCGCGGAACACGTAGTCGTCCTTCGCGCAACCGGCAATCTGCTGTTCGAGCAGCGGGATCAGGAAGTCGGGTATGGCGACGGTTCGGGCCTCGCCGTTCTTCGGGGTGCCGAGTTCCATCTTGCCGTCAAGGTTGCGCGTCCATGTGCGGCGGATTCTTGCGGTGCCCTTCTTGAGGTTGAGGTCCTGCACCTGCAATGCCAGCGCCTCGTTGATGCGGGTGCCTACGGCCGCCTGGAAGCGGACGAGCAGTCCGTCAACGTCACGGCCGACGGATGCGGCGGCATTGGCGAGCGCTTCCACCTCCTTGATGGCGAGGAACACCATGTCGTCGTCCTTGACGAAGGCCTTGGGAACCTTGACGGCGCGCGCCGGGTTGTCGAGGATCCATTTGTTCTCTACGGCGTGGTCGAGGATTCCGGCCATGACGACCTTGACGATGTTGCGGATGGTGCGTGCGGCCAGCGGCTTCGGCTGACGCTTGCCGGGCAGCTTGGCGGGATAGTTGCCCACGGCAAGTCCCTTGACCCATCGTTGTAGGTCTCCGCGCGTGATTTCGCGTAGCATCTTCTTGCCCCACATGGGTAGGATGTAGACGCGCAGCTCGCGCTTGTACCGCAGCAGTGTGCTGTCCTTCACGTCGATCTTGGTTTCCTCCCATGATTCGGCGACCTTGGAGAACAGCTTGTCGCCGCCGTCGGGGTCGATGTAGCGGCCGCGTCGCACATCGTCCTCAAGGGCTGCGGCGAACTCTTCGGCGTCGGTCAGCAGGTCGAACATCTTGCTTTTCTGGCGCCTGACGCCTTCATCGTCGATGACGAGCCACCGGACGCGCCAGCGTTTGCCGACGCCATAGCGGCTGGAACGCCATTTCTCCGGCACCTTCGCCTTGAAGGGGTCGCGGGCGCTTGCCAGTGCACGTGCGGCCGCCGTGCTGGGAGGGGTGCCGTCGGCGGAGTCCTTAAGCCAACGGTCGTCGATGATGACCCTTGCCATGTGGTTTATCCTTCCATTCGTATTCGCGCGGTGAACGCGTAGGTCTTGCCGTCCCGGCCATATGTGCCGACCACCACGTCGTCGCCGGAGAGTTCCCGGATGATGTCGTCGCGTACTGGCGCGAGGCCGTATTCCCTGCGTTCGTTTTCGTCGAAGAGCGTGTACCGCTCGAAGTGGCGCATCCACTCGTTCAGCACGTCGTCACCCGGCTCTTCCGCCTTCCACAGGTTCCGCGACCTGTTCTCCAGACCGGTTATCCGGTAGAAGATCTCCAACGGCTCCTGACTGCACGCCCTGGCCATCGCGATGACCTCGGATACCTTGGCCGGGGCCTTCTGGCCGATGCAGATGTCGCGTACGCGGTTGTACTTGACCTCTCCATCAGTGGCACGCTCGACTGCCGTGTACCCGTGGCCGAAGTGCTTGACCATGCGCTGCAGGACAGCATGTGAGGCAAATCCAGCCGGGGTTGAATCCACCGGTCCCATGTAGTCAGAACCGAGGATGCTCTCTATGAACTGTTCTATATAGTTTGAATTTCCCATGCAACAACCTTAACAGAGAAACGCCGCAAACGCTAAATTTCTTTAGCATACGCCACAAAAAGACTACAATCCCATTGCGTACACAACATGAAAGCTGGTAAACATATTCCATGAACAACGCAAAAGCAACGGAGCTCGCAGCCGAAGTAACCCACAGCCTTCACATCAAGGTCGCCATGACCAAGGGGATGACGATGACCTCGTTGGCGAAAGTCATGCACATCGACCGCAACACCGTGAAGAACCGGCTCGAATCCGGCGACGTCAGTCTCAAGACGTTCTTCGTGATCGCCGCCGAAGCCGGCTGTGATCCGCTTGCCCTCATCGCGGAGGCGATAGAAGTCGTAGGCCGCAGGGCCATCGAACCCAAGCCGACCGATAACCGCCCCAAAACCAACAGGCCCCAACCGTCAACTCGAATCAAGAAAGGAAACCATCATGGATCCCACCTCTCTCGCTAACCCCACCGTACTCTCGAAGACGGCGCATATCCAAAGCATGCTCGCGCTTCACGACGCCGTGGAGAACGACGAACGCCCCATCCTCGTGCACGTCACCGCACACCGCGAAGGCGACGAACCGCGCGACTTCGGCACCGTAGCCGTAGGAGAACGAGAGGTCAGGGTCACGGCCGAACTCGACAGCAGCGAGACCGAGATGGCGCTCGCCGGCATGATCCTGAGCATGTACGGCGATGTGCTCGTGCTCACCGCGGCTTCTGCGCTTGCAACGCATATCGATTGCGGAAGCAATGACGACACGCGTCCACATACCGGAACGTTCGCCTAGGCCGGCCAAGGCAAGGACGCCCATGACCAGCAACGACACCGGCAACGCCGCCGACGCCACGGAACCCCTCGCGGAACTCACCGCGAACCTCAAGCCGATGAACACGCCCATCGAAGTCGCCCAATGCAGCGGCATCAAGGTCGGCACCCTCGCCCGATGGCGGTCGATGGGCATCGGGCCACGGTTCGTCAAAATCGGCCGCACCGTCCACTACCCGAAGGAGGAGATCGTCAGATGCCTCAGCGAGAACATCTACCAGTCGGCCGGCGAAGCCCGCGAGGGAACACGCCATGAGGACCCGGAAGACCTTCGTCTACGACGACGAGACCAGCGACGACGAGTTCATCGCCGCGTGCCGCGCCGGACTGACACCGGTACAAGCGCACCCACCGGCCCCGAAAACCGGCATGACACCGGAGGAACGCAAGGAACGCGCCCGTGAACGGCAACGCGTCTGACGCCTCGATCCCGACATCCGCGAGCGCGAGCGCGCATACGCCCGCGACCACTACGAACGCAACCGGGCCAAGCGTCTCGCCCAGATGAAGGCGTATCAGGAACGCCAGCCCAAGAACCGCCCGCAACCCAAACGGAAGGAGGCCCGCGATGACGAGGACCCTACGGACGGCCCGCCAGGCCGGCGCCCTGATGGAGACCAAGACGGCCGAATACCTCAACTGGGCGCTCAATACCGACACCATCGAACGGCGACGCCCCAACGGCGTCAACGACCGCGGCGACCTGAGCGGCATCCGCTACCAAGGCCACCGCGTCGTCGTCGAATGCAAGAACACGTCGAAGATGAACGTGAGCAAGCACCTCAACGAAGCGGAAACGGAACGCGGCAACGACGACGCCCTGTTCGGCGTGGTCGTGCAGAAACGCCCCGGCATCGGCATCACCACCCGCGAAGGCCAAGGCCGGCAGCTCGTGATGATGACCCTCGCCACGTTCGCCCTCATCCTCAACGACGGGCTTCCGCTCGGCCCCGACCCGTCAAGGGAAGCCGAATGAGACGCTACTTGCCGCGCTGCCGCACCTGCGGCCCATTGAACAAGCCCACCGACGCCGACACCGCCTACCGACTCTGCCGGGAACACCGCCACGACAGACGCTCCCACTCCACCGGAGTGGTCCCCATCATCACCGAGGAAAGGAACCAGCCATGACCGACAAGTACACGGCGCTCGCCGAACAGGCCCGGCGCATCATCGACCTGCAAGCCGAGATCGACGCCCGCAAGACCGAGATCGACGGCATCAAGAACGAGATCATCGAGGCATGGCCGGCCGGCACCTACGAGGCCGGCGACCTCAAAGTGCAGGTCAAGGCCGGCAGCCAACGCATCGACGCGAAGGCGTTCGAGGCCAAATACCCCGCGGCCACGCATCCCACGTTCTACGACGTGAAGCCCAACCTCGCCAAGGCCCGCAAGGAACTCGGCGAACTGGCAGTCGCACCACTGCTCAAAAGGGACAAGCCGGGAGTCGTGGTCAAATGAGCGCCGCCGACGTGCTCGCCGTCCTCAACGGCACCCCGCCCGCGCCGAAACCCGACGACGGCGCATATCGGGGGCTTCGCGAGGAACCGACGTTGTGGCCGGAGATCCGCGAGATCATCGAGACCGACATCGCCACCGCGCCGCGCTCGCTGCAACGCGAGGTCGGCCCCAGCGAGCTCGGCACCGACTGCCTGCGCTGTCTCGGCGCGAAGCTCGCCGGGTGGAAGCAGGACAAGGCTGCGGCATGGCTGCCGTTCATCGGCACCTGCGTGCACCAGCGTTTCGAGAAGACGTTTGACGGTCTCAACAAGCAGGGCTTCGACCCCGACGTGAGGCATCGCCGTTTCGAGACCGAGAAGCGAGTGACGGTCGGCAGCATCCACGGGCTCGCCGGAGGGTATGACGTGCACGGATCCATCGACCTGTACGACCGTGAGAACAAGTGCACCGCTGACTGGAAGATCGTGGGCTCCACCACGTTGAAGACGGTCAAAGCGCACGGCCCCTCCCAAACCTACCTGTGCCAGGCCAGTCTCTACGGCATCGGTCTGGAGCACGAGGGCGAGCAGGTGGAGCGCATGTGCATCTACTTCCTGCCCCGCAATGGTCTGAGTCTCAAGGACACGCTGCCGGTGCAGATGCGTTTCGACCCGAAGCCCGGCCTATGGGCGTTGACCCGCGCGCAGCTCATGGTCACGTTCATGGACGTCATCGAGCAATCCGACGGCATCCAAGCACGTGACGCATGGATCCGCTCGCTGCCCAAGTCCACGGGCCATTGCTTCGACTGCGGCACATGGACGGTCGACCGGTCGAACGCCATCCCCGAACTCGCCAAGCCACCGGCGGAAGCGCCGGAACGGTGGGCGAAGCTCACGCCGCTCATCGAGGCCCGCTACCCGCAACGCGACGTCATCGAGAACACCGAACAAGAGAACAGTTAGGAGAACCACATGTTCGCAGCACAACCCACGGCCGCATCCGGCTTCGCCCAGTCCACGGATCCGCTGCCGTCGCTCGCACAGGTCATGTCCGGCGGCACGCCGTCGGCGATCGGCAAGGACGATCCCATCGGCACTTCAGCTTCGGGCATCGTCAGGAGCATCGAGGCCCAGCAGCAGCACGACATCGACACCGGGGCGCCGAAGTTCTTCGACAACGGGCATCCCATGATGCAGATCGTCGTGCATATCGCCACCGAGCAGCGCGACCCCACGATTCCCGGTGATGACGGCGTGCGCGCGGTGTACGTCAAGGGCAAGAACATCGGCACGCTGCGCAACGCCAGCCGCAAGGCCATGCGGGATATGCCGCACATCGGCGACCGGTTCACCGTCACGTACAGCGCGAACGGCGAGGCCAAGAAGCGTGGCTGGAACCCGCCCAAGCTCTACAGCTACGAGCTCCAGCCCAACGCCGCCCAGCTCGCCGACGTCATGCAGGAACCCGCGCCGGCACCGCAGCCGGCCGCGTTCCAGCAGCCCGCTCCCGCCCAACCGCAGCAGCCGGTGTTCGCGCCGGCTCAGCCGCAGGTGAACGAGCAGCAGATCCGCCAGCTCGCCGCCACCGGACGCAGCGCCTCGGAGATCGCCGGATTCCTCGGACTGACCGTCGGCCAGGTCGAATCCGCGCTCGAACCCGAGTTCTGATTCCCGGTCCTGCCCGTACCGTAGCCAAGCGGTCGCCGCGTATGCGACAGACGCGGCGGGCACTGCCAACCCGTTTCCATTACCGCCCAATGAAGGGAGGCAAGCAGTGAACGTCCCCTACACGCACCAGTGTTCCGTCATCCCGAACGGCCCCAGCCACGTGGCACGCGTGCTCATGGGCATGAGAGTGACCGAGGACGATTGGAAGCACACGTTCTTCGACCGTCTCGGCCAGAGCGTCACCGTGCCGCGCAACGAGATGAACAACAACCGCGAGTACTTCGACGACGGGTATGCGAAGGCCCTGTGGGACTTCCGCAACGGCTCCATGCTGCTCGGCGAGGACGGGCGCACCATCTACGTGCGCGACGTGGACGAGAGCGGCGCGAACCGGCTCTTGGATTCGTGGCACGCGATCGGCAGCATCGAGGACGAGTACCACGTCAAGGGCGCGGGCAAGGTGTATCTGCCGTGGAACGTGCAGATGCGCGTCGAGTGCTCCAAGCTCAAGGGACGCGTGAGGCATGGGGTGAAGTTCGCGAACATGGCGTTCTACCGCATCGACGGGCATGTGCGCCGCGTGCTGCCCGGCGACCCGATGTTCACGGACCCGTTCGAGATCAGCCTCGGCGAGGACTACGACGAAGCGCTCGTGGCCGAGGCCGGCCGGTACCTTCGGTTCGTGACCGCCGACGAGCACAGCGCGCAGAACCTCGGCCGCATGTTCGCCACACCACTTCTGGAGGCATACAAGCACCTCTTCTACGTGCTCTACGGCGGCGGAGGCAACGGCAAGGGCATCCTTCTGGGCGCGCTGAACAAGTCGTTCCCCGGATTGTCGGCGGCGGTGAACGCGAAGACCCTGCTGGGCGGCGCGAAGGGCGCCGGAGGGTTCGCGACCGATCAGGAGATGCTCAAGCTCATCGGCGCCCTGTGGGCGTACGACGAGGACGCGGACATCATCACGTTGGAACAGGCCACCCTGTTGAAGAAGATCGGCACTGGCGACACTATGGCCGCCCGGCGCATCCAGGAGAACACGGTCAGCTTCCGCAACAAGGCCACGTTCATCATCGCGTCGAACAACCCCGTCATCATGGCGAACACCGAGGCGCTGAAACGGCGCCGCGTGTTCGTCCGTATGAGGGACAACCGCGCCGAACACGAGTTCAAGGACCTCTTGGCGTTCCGCGCGAAGCACGGGGCGGTGCCGTTCCTCATGGCCTCATGCCGCCTGTGGGAGCAGTCCGACAAGCCGTGGGACGATGTGGCGATCGGTTCGGGCGACGACCTGACCGAGCATGAGCAGTGGATCGTGGACCAGATCATCACGGTCGGCTACGCGGTCAGCGGCGACAACCCCTATTACGCGAGTTCGGCCACGCACCGCAACAGCGTGACCAAGCTCGGTTTGGAGTCCACGTGCAAGCGCATCGACGGCAAGGTCGCCCGCGTGCTGGTGGTGGCGGACGAGAAGGTATTCGCGGTCTACCGGGCCAAGAGCGAGCATGACATCAGCCAGGCCGTAGAGGAAACCGTAGCGGCGCCGCCGCAGCCCATCGAGGGCGATATGACGGTCACGCCGGACGAGCTCGGCTATCCGGTCAACTACGCCACCGTGTCGGACGGGAAGAAATCCTACGACTGGCAGAAGGTGAAGGATCTGCCCGCCGGCTCCACGCCGGTTCCCAACGGCGGCAGCGCGTACGCGGTCATCCCCGCCGACGGCATGGCGGTCATCGACCTCGACGTGGCGAAGGACAGGAACGGCAACGTTCTGCAGGATGCTCCCACCGGCTGGGACGTGTTCAGCCGCGAGATCGGCGCGTATGGGAGCGACGCGTTCCCGCGCACCTACTTGGTGTCCACGCCCACCGGCGAGCGCCACGGGTTGACGAGCGTGCACGCCTACTACCTGATTCCCGGCGAGCTGAAGGGCCGGTTGAAGAACGGCGTGCACTTGACGGGCGCGCCGGTTGACATCCGTTGCGAGGGCAAGGGGTACGTCATCGGCGCCGGCAGCGTGCTGGACGATGGCGGAACGTACAGGCTGCTGGATATGCCCGACGGCGAGCCGCCCGTGATGCCGGCCGGAATGGTCTCGTGGTTGAAGGCGCACGGCTACGTGGAAGGCGAAACTCCCACGACTGTGAAGCCCGATGGGGCGAGGCCGGTGATGATGCGCACGCGTTACCGTTCGACGCGCATGGCCGGCAAGAGCGTCAGGAACGAGCCCGACATGACCCCGGTGGCTCCCGGATCGCGCAATGACACGCTTCACCGGTGGGCGTACGGGCGGTTGGCGAATCATCCCGACAACGCCTCGCGGATCCGCGACGACCTCTACCAACGCGGCCACGCCAGCGGATTGAAGGACAACGAGCTGGAGACCATCTGGCGCAGCGTCACCCGGCAGCTGAACGGAGGTGGTCATGCCTAGACGCAAACCACCGTGGCTCAAACACCTGTGCGCCGGCCGGCTGAAGGCGAGGAAGTGCGAGGGGTGCCGCGAATGGGTGGCCGTGGACGAACAGGGTTCCGTATGGGAGAAATACGACCCCGGCATCCTCGACGCCCATGATCTTGCGACGGCCATCATCCTCAAGCGCGGGTTCACCCGCATCATCCGGCACGGCGCCGGCGGATTGTTCTCACTGCAGGATCCGTGCGGAGCCCGCGGCATCGACCCGGATGGCGAATACCTCGCCATCCACCAGTGCCACCGGATTCCGATCAGCGTGAAGCCGTTCAAACCACCCAGACGGCGGGCGGCGGAACGCTGGAACCCGAATATCCGCTTGTCGGACGAAGAGGTCCGACTGTTCACCCGACTTTGGAGGCGACCATTATGAACATCATCCACCCCAAACGCCACGCCAAGCCCCGGCCGCGCGTCATCCCCGTGCCGGAGACCACGCACCACCGGCTGCGCCGCGTCTACCCGGCCGCCATCCAGTTCCTCCGTCAGCCCGCCGTGACGAGCGGGTTCGGCACCGCGGCCGGCGAGACGCGCGAATGCACGTGCGGCTACAAGACCCGCAGCCCCCAGCAGTTCCTCAACCATCTCGAAGAGAAAGCCATCATCATGCCCGTAGCATCCTTCCAAGCGCCCCGCCCGTTGATGACCCATCGTCTCGTGGACACCGCCAAGCAAGGCAAGGTGTTCATCTGCTCGTGCGGCCACGACTTCACCAGCCTGAGCCTCATGCAGGAACACATCCGCTACGCCGACAAGATCGAGGTGAACGACCATGAGTGAACCGCATCTCATCGTCACCGAGTACGACGGCCGGTTCCACTGGTGGTGCTCATGCGGTTGGGACACCGGCAGCCGCGTCCAGCTCCACCAACACCTCGGCAACGTGAAAGGGGTGCGGCCATGACCCGATACTGCGCGAACCACGACGGCAACCATGCGGGTCGGCTCAACATATGCGCCTCGTGCGCCCGGAAGTTCCGCGAGGCGTTGAAGTCGATAGCCGTGGATACGCCAGCCCTGCTGCTGATCACCACACGCCAAGCCGGCACCGGAGGCAACGACCACACCGGCGTGCGCAGCAGGTCGGCGCACGCGCCGCTGCTGATACGCGAACAGGCGTGGGAACTCTACTGCCAAGTGGAGGAACTGGTACGGCTCGCGGCACTCCAATGTGGCTACCCGCCGGCCGCGAGACGAACGGCCAGCGTGCCCGAACTCGTGCGAGGCATCCTCAAGGGCGACGAGCCACTGCTCGCGGCATCGGACGCACGCGAATGGTGGCGTGACGTCGTGGATATGGCCGGCAGGGTGAACCGCATGGTGGATCCGCCGGCCACTCGGGTGGCGTTCGGCGCGTGCCCGTTCTGCAAGCACGGCGTCGTCTGGGGAGCACCGCGCGCTCACATGGGCGAATGCCGTTCCTGCGGCGCGCAGGTGAACCGCACCTACGTGGCCGACCGGCTGCTCGACAAGCTCGCCGAATCCGAGAAGAAGGGCACCCCGAAACAGCTGAGCCGTGAATGCGCCAAGGCCGGCATCCGCTTGCCCGCCGCGACCATCCGCACATGGATCCACCAGAAACGCCTCACGCCCGACCAACACGGCCACGTCACGCTCAGCGGCATCGTGCCGTTGCTGCGTCGAAGAGCCGGCTGA